GACGTCCCGATATCTTACTTCGGAACGTCACCTGCCTACCCTTGTCGTCTTTTTCGGCGTTCTCTTTGAACGCTTGCGGAGACGATTCGAGTAGTAGTCCCCAAGAGCGCTGAGCACCTTCGACGCGAGCAATCGCAGCGAGGGCTCGAGGATCCTTAATAGGACCCTGGCGAAGAGTAAGCCATAAGTAAGGAGCATGGCGTGTTTCCTTTCGTTGTTTTGGTTCGAAAACCAAACTTCGAAATCGACACGTTCCGTGCAAATCTACTCGTGGTTTTACTCCGTCAGGGAAATCCTCGAACTCAGCCTTGGAGACCTTCACCCCTGCTGTGTCAGGATAATCGTGCGGAACGAGAAGATAACCTTTTGGGTCATTCCTCGAACACACTTCATCCAGCAGCCAGGCAAGTGATACAGGTATATCTTCGTCCAGCCATCTACGGCGCAAGCCGTTGATTGTTGTGTAAAGATATGCTTCGATAAAATTCGGATGTGAATCCGATGGTACAGTGTCCTCCCCTAGGTGGAAAGGACGAACGTCGAACCCGTGAAAGAAATCTCTTCCACAGGACTCCCTGAAGTTGCCTTCAGCGAACGTTTTGTCCTCATTGATGGCTAGACCCAATTTCGCGAACACTTCAAGCACCAGTGCATGAAGCTCGTGATCGTAGATCAAATCATCGCCGAAGACCGACACAACCGTTGATTCTTCCAAACCAAGGCGGTCGCGTATCGCTAACAACAACGAAAGGAACAAAAGAGTCTGCATTGGAAACGTAAACCCAATTCCCATAGTCGCGAAAGTTTTAGTTTCGATAACTTGGTCATCAAGTTGCAGCTTCGCTATTCTTCCGAATCTAAGGGCATCCGCCCATGGACCAGGAAAGAACTCAGCAATGTGTTCGACAGTGATGTTATCACTGGCTAGACGCTGATCAGCTGTGACTACCGAGCCGGTAATCGAGCCGAGCCGTGCAAGATCGCCATGCACACCTTGTAGGTGTTTTATGTCGTATCCGAAAGCACGCAATTTCTCTTCGATCAATTTGCCTAGACCGCTTGACCATAACTGGCCAATAACGGTGTTCGGCATAATCATTCTTAGAGAATCAAAGCTCTTGGGGACTAGAGTGGCTGTGAGAGTGTCAATGGTTGCGGTTAGTGGGACCTTGCGGTCCACTGCTAACTGACTTACGTAATTAAACGCAGGCCTATTCCAAGAAGAAAATATCTTCTCGAACCACACACAATGATCACTTGAGCCCGTTATCGGCGGTTCATAGCGTTGCGCCTCAGAGGCGTTCCGCATCGAAATGCCGACGGACGACTTCTTGCCGTTCTTTGCTCTCTCTAGGACGTCCAACTGGGAAAAATAACCCAGTATTCGGTCCACATGACCACGCGCACGACTTCGGATATCCCCGATTAAAGGGTCACTCCAGTCGATAACGTGTGCGTTGATGCGCTGTTGGTTATCCATGAATTTCTTCACGGATGCCGCATGCACTTCTTCGCGCGTCATGATATCAGAAGAGAAAGTAAACTTTTTGAAAAGTTTCGTTAGCTGTATCCGAGCTTTAAGCTCGTATTTGGACATTTTTGACATGTCCCCTACGCTAATTGAACGAAGTGTCTTAAGGTCACGTAGGAGCAAAGCTGCTCTATAGTGACTGTACCACTCTTCATCCAAAAAGGGCATAAAGTCCTCACATAGATGATCTGCGAGTTGCCAAGCAAACTCATCTTGAGAAAAGGGTTTCCTTCTTCTCATGGTATAAATACCTTTCTGCTAAAATGTGCTTCTTACCAGATGTTACCATACTATCGACCGATTGGCTTGACGCCAATAAATAGATAGTCCAACTGAGCTATCAGAACGCTGACTTACGTCAGTGAACCATTAGCCCAAAACCCATCGAAGTCAGTGTCGAAAAGACACTGAGCTGCCAACTTGTTATAGTTGGTAGCGGTTGCAGCAGCCGTCTCGGGGTGAACTTCACGTTCAATCCGAACAACGTTGATGACAACTTTTCCGGACGCAAGGATAACTGGGAAGCTTATAAAAAGCGACTTCTTATCCTTGGAATACGTCTGGTCAGGTTGCACAGCAGCTGGGCGATAGCGGACAGTCATGTTCTCGCGAACACGATAGTCAGCGGTTGCCGGCACCACAAGGTGGAGCCCGTTGGGGATGGTAACGCCATCGTCTGCGAAGACGAAGGCTGATCCGGCAGAAGCAGCTAGTGTAGCTCCAGTGAGGATCGTTGCATTTTTCAAAGCCATTTGTTTACCTTTTTGGTATACGGATGCCGGCCAACTTCGCAATGATAAGCGAAATGTGGTCGACGGTTTGTTGAATGCTCAGCGGTCGCTGGTTAAAGCTAGGCAGAGCGGGAACTCCGTTATTAACGGTTCGGACCAAATCAAAGGTTTCCTTTTGATAAGGACCGCTGCCGGTGTATGATTGCCCAGGGTAATTTTGATCATACTGAGAGCCACGCTTCCACTCAATCAATTCGCATTGATGAGATTGGCGATGTAACTCAGTTGTCCAATCACCCAGGATGGTCACGCCGGTTTTCGGTGTTATGGCTTCTAGCCATGCACCTACTTTGACAAACCTGTCAACAACGAAGGACAAGGGAACCAATTCCCACACACTAGCAGGCACGTCGTCGAGGTTTAACCCGAAGGCGCGCTGTTTAGCGGCTGCCAATGTCTCATCTTTAAGTTCGTAAAGAACTCCAGAGCTGACTTTAGAAGCTGAAGTGAAAATCGATCGCGTTCGGTGCCCGTCTACCCATTGGGCAAACGGAGCAGGGAACGGAGACTCCCCGATGTGGGTTATCTCTTCCGAAGAACGACTAACCAATCTCCTCGTGCCTGATCGGGACTTTGTGGAGACGTCATAAGCTGACATGATATTCTGAATATCGTACAAGGTGGGTTTCCACCCGAGCCGATATTCCAACCATGCAGCAGCTGACGCCTTTGCTAAAGACCATCCGGCAGCAAGCAGTTGTAGCTTCCTCTTGTTAATCCTTCCCAGGATTTCGAGAGAGGTCGCAAACGGTTTAAGGAGCATTTGGGCCGTTTTACCGGCTTCGATGAACGTTACGAGAGCCTGAGCCTCAGATGATGCTACATTACTGTAGGCATCAATCAAGGTTCGGTCTTTCGCATCGTCGATTCTCCTTTGGTACCAATCAGGGGCTGACAACTCCCCGCTTAAGGCGGAAAAGTATGCTGTGATATCACCGGTAAATTCCGATACGGAACCATTCCAACCAACCGCACGAAAAACTTCGTTCGATGGAGAGGAAATCTTCTTTTTCGAAATCACCAATGGCGACATCACAATGTCACCCTGTCGTCTCTTCTTCCTAAAGGAAGGTGTGACGACATCGATTGTAGTCTGCCTCTCGCCACGCACCTCGACGCTA